CCGCTAATAGGAAACTTGTAGGTTCTGAATCTGGCACATCGTTAAATATTGTAACTGATGAGAGTGGTACTACGAAGACATTCTATAACCAAGATGAATTTGCTGATAATGATGAATTCGAATTAGCTGGTGATGATGTTATAGACTTCACTGAATCTAATCCATTTGGAGATCCATAATGTTTGCTAATCATTTCTATAATGAAAGTACAAGACGTATGGTATCTGTATTTGGATCGATCTTTAATGACTTACAAGTTGTTAAAAAAGATGCAGCAGGTAAAGTATTACAAAAAATTCAAGTGCCTCTTGGATATTCACCAAGAAAAAAGGTACTTGCACGTTTAAACGAACAAACAAGCGATCCAAAGCTAGCGATTAAATTACCAAGACTAGCATTTGAAATATCTTCTATGGACTATGATCCAGCTGCACGTGTATCAAAGCATAAGAATTTCACAAAGGTTGTAACAGGTGATACATTACAATTACACAAACTTGGTGCACCAGCCGTATATAAGGTTGGATTTGAATTAAATATTATGGCTTCGACACAAGATGAAGCACTACAACTATTAGAACAGATTCTACCAATGTTCCAACCGGAATATACGGTAACAATAAAAGATATCCCAACGTTGGATATCAAAACAGATACTCCGATAATTTTAACGAGTATCGCCTTAAATGATGATTATGAGGGTGATTTAGTTACGAGAAGAGCTATTATTTATACTCTAGGTTTTGAAACTCGTATTCGTTATTATAGAGGTCTTGGTAAGAGCAAACAAATTCTTCAAACAGAAGTTGATTTTTCAGAAAATGTTGATCCTACTACTCATAAATTTGAGACGTTAGCGATAGACGGTAGAACCACATCTGATGGTGCGGGAGGCTTTAAAGAACCTTATACCGAAACGATTAACTTTTTTGACACTGATGTATAGAGGAGAATACAATGTACAGATTTAATGCACGATTAGTAAAGGTTGTCGATGGAGATACCATCGATGCAGATATAGAATTAGGTTTTTCTGTATTCATGAGGGATAGAATCCGTTTAATGGGTATAGATACACCTGAGAGTAGAACAAGAAATTTGGCAGAGAAGTCATGGGGACTTGCTGCTAAACATAGATTAATTGAATTATTGGCAGAAGCTGATGGTAATTTTACTCTAGTAACCGAAGATATGGAGAAAGGTAAATTCGGAAGAGTACTTGGTACGATTGAGGTAAATGGCAAAGATGCTAACCAAAGTCTTATCGAAGAGAACTTAGCAATACCATACGAAGGCGGCAATAAAGATGAAAGCCGAACGAAGCATGGTGTAATGGAATTATGGAATACATATTATGAGAACCCACAAGAACACGAAGATGACCATGAACATGGAGACGAAAATCCAGAAGCACACATCGACTGGCACGAAAAGTAAAGTTGAATCTGACTATCAAAAAGTTAGAAGACAATTTTATGACTTAGCAGAGCAAGGTGACGAAGCTATAGAGCTTATGTTAGATCTTGCTCGCGAGTCTGAGCATCCACGAGCATTTGAAGTACTTGGTCAATTAATTAAAAATAATGCTGAAATAGGCGAAAAGATTCTTAAACTCCATAAGAGTAAAAAGGAACAAGATAAAGATGAAACTCTTGCTCTTAATGGAAATACAAACAACAACGTTTTTATAGGCTCAACAGCTGAGCTGCAAAAGATGTTGCGTGATGAAAAGGTAATAGAAACAGAACCGGACTTATTTGATAAATGAGAGAGACTAATTACTTAGGCAATCCTAATGTTAGGGGTGCCGATGTAGAACATCCTTGGACTAAAGAGGAATTAAAAGAATACAAGAAATGTTTAGATAATCCTGAATATTTCGCAAAAGAGTATTGTAAAATAATCCACCTCGATAAAGGTTTAATACCTTTTGATCTATACCCATATCAAGAGAAAATGTTTGAATCATTTACGGCTCATCGCTTTAATATAGTCTTAGCATGTCGTCAAAGTGGTAAATCTATTGCTGTGGTTGCGTATCTTTTATGGTATGCTATATTCAAAGGAGAACAAGTTGTAGGTGTACTTGCGAATAAGGAAGCAATCGCAAGGGAAATGTTAGCACGTATTACACTTATGTTAGAAAATCTACCATTCTTTTTACAACCTGGGTGTACTGCACTCAATAAAAAGTCTATAGGCTTTTCAAATAATAGTAGAATTATTGCGGCCGCAACATCATCAAGCTCTATTCGTGGTATGTCACTTAACTTAGTATACCTCGATGAGTTTGCATTCGTAGATAATGCTGCTGAATTTTATACTTCAACATATCCAGTTATCTCATCTGGTAAAACATCTAAAATTATTATCACATCTACGGCCAATGGTATTGGTAATATGTATCATAAACTATATGAAGGTGCTTTACAAGGAACAAATGAATTTACACCAACTCGAGTGGATTGGTGGGATGTACCAGGAAGAGATGAAGAATGGAAGAAGATGACCATTGAGAATACATCTGAACTTCAGTTTGATCAAGAATTTGGCAATTCATTCCATGGTACAGGAAATACTTTAATATCTGCTGATGTATTACTAGCATTAAGAGCTACAAACCCACATGAAATCTTTAATAGCGTTAAAATCTTTGACCATCCAGAAGAAGGGCATAATTATCTTATGTTTGTTGATGTATCTCGAGGCAGAGGACAAGACTATTCTACATTTACTGTAATAGATGTGAGCGTAAACCCATTCGTACAAGTATGTACATATCGCGATAATATGATAAGTCCATTGTTATTTCCTGATCTATTATACAAATATGCTACACATTATAACGAAGCTCATGTTGTGGTTGAATCGAACGATGCTGGACAAGTAGTATGTAATGGTTTATATTATGATTTAGAATATGAGAATGTATTTGTAGAGAGTATGATTAAAGCTAATGCAATTGGTGTTACGATGACAACTAAAGTTAAACGAATTGGATGTTCGAATATAAGAGATATTATGACACAAAAGAAATTAATCATAAAAGATGAAGAAACTATAAGGGAAATGAGTACATTTGTAGCAAAAGGTAGATCTTATCAAGCAGATCATAATTCACATGACGATCTCATGATGAATTTAGTAATGTTTGGATGGTTCACATCTACTCCGTTCTTTGCAGAATCAACTGATATTAACATGAAAAATCTATTATATAAACAAAAAGTACAGCAATTAGAAGATGAAGTTATACCTGTAGGTATTATGCCTCAAGCTGCTGAAGATAATCATCCATTCGGGGCAGGTTGGGAAACTTATAAACATTAGTTGTTATAAATAAGTATATTGAGAAAATTCGTATTATGATAAATCTTATAATTAACATGAAGGAGTTTAGATGGCTAATCTAGTTTCGCCTGGAGTACAGGTAAAAGAAATCGATTTGACCAATGTCGTTCCGTCAGTATCATCAACAATTGGAGGCATGGCCGGTGCGTTTACGTGGGGTCCAGCCGATGAAATTGTTACTGTTACATCGGAAACTCAATTGGTTGAGAAGTTCGGTCAACCTGATGCAAACACGTTCGAAAGTGTTCTATCAGCTAGCCAATTTCTGAGCTATGGCAACAATCTAAAAGTTGTTAGAGCTACTGGAACTTCAGCACGTAACGCAACAGCGTCAGGTACTGGAATTCTAACACAAAACAAGACCGTATTTGACGGTCAAACACCTGCAGCGACGGACTACGTGCAAGCACGATATCCTGGTGTTACAGGTAATGCAGTAGGGGTATCATTCCTTACAGCTGGACAAACAGGTACAGCATTTCAATTAGCTAATTGCGAATCAGTCCCAGGTACATCAGCGGGCGCAGCTGCAGTTAGCGGAGCAAATGATGAAATTCACGTATGGGTTTATGACTCAAATGGTACTATCACAGGAACAATTGGTACCGTACTTGAAACATTTACTTATTTGTCACAAGCATCGGATGTTAAATCATCAGATGGCACAACATTATATTATAAAGATGTTATCAATGCAAGTTCCGATTGGATCTTCATGGGTAATCACAAATCAACATTAACAGATGCTGGCGAATCTGCCGCAGGAAATACATTCACAACGGTTGCAACGTTTTTTATCAACCTAAGTGGCGGTATTGACGATAACGGATTAACAGTAGGTGAAACTACTGCAGCGTATGCATTATATAACGATGCAGAAACAACAGATGTTAACTTGATATTTCAAGCGAACTCAGGTTTGAGTTCAACTGATACAAGAACGTTGAGTAATTATATAACTGCCCAAGCGGCAGCAAGAAAAGATGCAGTAGGTTTTGTCTCTCCTGAAAGAGCGGCAACAGTGAACGCAGCAGCACCAGCTACTTCAGTAGCAGCATGGAGAACAGCTTTAACTTCAACGTCTTATGGCTTTGGAGATTCAAGTTCTTTATATGTTTATGATAAATATAATGATGTTTATCGTTGGATTGCAGCAGCAGGATCTATGGCTGGATTAGCATGTAATGCAGATTTAGTTGCAGATGCATGGTTTTCACCAGCTGGATTTACACGAGGTAATGTTCGTAACGTTACTAAATTAGCATGGAATCCTGATCAAGCGTCAAGAGATGCACTATATAAAACGGGTGTTAATCCGATAGTGACTTTTCCTGGTCAAGGTACAGTGTTATTTGGTGACAAAACGTTACAAGCTAAGCCAAGTGCGTTTGATAGAATCAATGTTAGGAGACTATTCATTGTTCTTGAGAAAGCAGTATCTACAGCATCGAAAGCATCATTATTCGAATTTAATGATGAATTTACGAGGGCACAATTTAGAAACATGGTTGAGCCTTTCTTAAGAGATGTTCAGGGAAGACGTGGTATTACAGACTTTAAAGTCGTATGTGATACTACAAATAACACAGGAAATATTATTGATAGCAATAAGTTTGTTGCTGATATTTATGTCAAGCCTGCAAGATCT